GACTAACTTTCAATGGAATGAGGTCATGATTGAAGACTTGGAACGTGCACGCAAGTCCATATTACATTTTTCTCGTTTTTTTTATATAGTTAACCTTGATGAAGGTAAGCAACCAATTAAGCTTTATAACTATCAAAAGCGTATTTTAAAAGCTTTAACTGATAACAGATTTAATGTTGTATTAGCATCAAGACAAGTCGGCAAAACTTCTTTGCTAACTATATTTGCTTTATGGATGATTTGCTTTCAAGACGATTATAGAGTACTATTAATTGCCAATAAAGAAAATACCGCTATTAATATTTTTAAGCGTATTCGTTTAGCTTATGAAATGTTACCGAACTTTTTGAAACCGGGTGTTATAAACTATGCTAAAACCGGTTTAGAGTTAGCTAACGGTAGTTCAATTGGTATTAGTACTACAACCTCTGATGCTGCCAGAGGTGAGTCTATCAACTGTCTACTCATTGACGAAGCCGCATTCATTCCACCTGAGTTTATGAACGACTTTTGGGAATCAGTATTCCCTGTAATTTCGTCTTCAAAGAAGTCCAAAATTTTTATGTTATCGACCCCTAATGGTGTGGGCAACTTATTTTATAACATATATACAGAATCTTTGGATGGTAGTAATGGTTGGCACAATGAAAGAGTAGATTGGTGGGAGGTGCCTGGTAGAGATGAAAAGTGGAGAGATATGACAGCTAAGGCTCTTGGTTCTGTAGAAGCATTTAATCAAGAATACGGTAATGAATTTAGAGCAGCTGGTGAAAACGCTTTAGATAGTGACTTAATGTTAGAGTTCGAAAAAACAGCTCCAGAACCCATATTAACAAGCGATGATGAATGCTATAAGATTTATGTAGAAAGAAAACCAAGACATTTCTATACAATTGGGGTTGACGTTGGAGATGGTATTGGTAGAGCTAACTCTGCTATTCAAGTACTGGATATTACGGATTTAACCAATATAGAACAGGTCGCTACGTACGCAAATAACAAGCTTGACCCTTTTAATTTTGCTGGGAAATTAGTGGAAATAGCCCACGAATGGGGAAGGCCACCTTTGTTAGTAGAACGCAATAATTGCGGTGCTCAGGTTATAGATGCATTAATACATACTCACAATTATGAAAGCTTAATAAAGTACACACCGAGTATGGGTACGTTTACTGAAAAGGCGGATAGAGATAATAGAATGGGCGTATACTCGCACACTAATAGTAAGTTCAATGCAATGGCAAACTTACGTTATTGGATGTCTACTTTAAAGTGTCTTAAGTTGTACGACAAAGAAACCATTAATGAGTTTAAAACATATGTTAAACAAGCCAATGGTGTGTGGAAAAAACAATCAGATCGTTATTTAGACGATAGAGTAGAGTCCTTAATATGGGCATTATTTGCTTTAGATACTAAAGTAGTAGAACAGTTTTATGAAGTAATGGAAAGAGATGGTAATGGTAAACCACTAAAAATAGCTCCGTTAGATTGGGACCCGTTTAGTGTGGGTGATATTGAACTACCAAGCCAAAAAGATTTATATAATAGGTACGAAAAAGGTAAAAGTCCAGATGCAACAGTACGTAACCCAACTATATTTGCCGGTAAAGACAATAACTCTGACGTTGATGAGTTATACGCACAGGGATGGAAGCCGCTGAACTTCAATTCAGCTTCTGGTCGTTTAAACGGTGGAATGTTTTAGTACATAAAAAAAAGCCGTTATTGCTAACGGCTTTGTAAACTGTACTATGTCTAAGTCTTAAGCAAAGAGATCGTCGCCAACCTTTGGCTCTTTAGTAGCACCTGCTGTAAACTTCTTTGTGTTTTGAAGTTTCTTGATATCGCCGTGCTCTTCTTTTGGTTCTGGCTCATTACGGATCTTACCATCTTCAGCTTTACCACCTGTAGCTTTGTTTGTACCTTTTGTACTTGCTACAACTGGCTTGCTAACTGAATCAGGATTACCCTTCTTTAAGGAACCATTAGCTTTAGTTAAAACATGACCTTCGTCTTCTGCTTCAACTTCTTCAGCTACCATTCCTTCATCTTCGGTATGGCCAGCAATTTCTTGATCTTCATCAGGTAAATCACCGTGTTCAGCATCTACTTCTTTATCTTTCTTTAAAAATGAAAGAACCTTTTCAAGCATTTCAATAGCTTCCTCATGTGTAGGAAGTTCTTCGTGCTGCATTTCATCGCCGCCCATTTCAGCACCATCTGCAGCTGCGTCAGTAGCAGGCATTACACCAGCTTCTTCTTCATCGTGCATCATTGCTTCTTCGTTTTCGTTGAATGGAACACCTTTGATTGCGTTCTCATATAGTTGATCGAATTTTGATTTTGACATAGTAAACTTTGGTTTGTAGATATATTTATTGTTTTCAGCTACAGTTTCTTTAACTTTTTCTTTAGCAGTAGTATTTTTCTCTGCTTCTGTATCTGCTTCTCCTTCTTTTGCTTCATGCTCTTCTTTACCTTCCTCTTCATCTTTCATTTTCTTAGCATCAGCGCCTGGATCTTCCATTTTATCTACGGGCTTAAAGCCGCTCTTTTTTGGATTTAATCCAGCAGGACCGCTTTTTGGTAATGGTGGTGTAACTTCTGCACCATCAACCTTTTTAACACCAGGACCGCCCCCGAGTGCACTTCCGGCCTTAACCATGTTCTCAGTTAGATATACACTTGTATCTGTATGTTCTACAGCTTGAGTAGCTTTTTCATTAACTACATCAGGAACTGAAATATTAGCAGCGGCAATATTTCCATAAAGTTCGCCGAGGTCGGATAGGTTTTTAATCTTCATTTACAATATTATTTAGTATATCTGGCTGTAAATCTATAGATTATAGTAAATAATTTTAATGTGTGCGTCTTTTCTATCTAAATATTGTATTGATACTGGTACATATACACCACCAGGTGTTGATGGTGTTGGGGATCAATTAAGTGGTGGATACAATTGTACGTACGGAACAAGCGGTGTTAGATTTCTTAATGTTGCTGATAACAGCGCGCAGATATCTTTATTCAATAGTTGGTGGCAAGAACAAATAAGTCAATATGGGCAGCAAATTAACTATTATATAAATGGTTATAATTTATCCGCTCATGATTATCTATATGGAGAGCATACATTATTAAGATATGCCCCACCTATTCCAATGGTAATGGCAATCCAGTTAAGTAATGATAATGTTATATTAAGCAAATTCGGTTTACAGGGTGAAGCAGATTTAACGGCTTGGATTGGTATAAACACTTTCACAACAACGGTTACCGCAGTTAGCGGTGCGCTTTCTGCATATAACTACGAACCTAAAGCAGGAGATCTCATAGAGTTAGCAGAATACGGTTCTACCCGCCCTAATGGTAGATCAGGTAAAGTATTTGAAATAACAGAACGTCTTGATGAATCCGGTGGTGAAGAATCTAACCAAATTATGGGCCATTATATATGGACTATAAAAGCGAAACGTTATGAATGGAATTACGAACTTAGTGCTCCACGTGAAAAGAAAATGGATCAAGTATATGACAACAAATATGAAGGTCCAGTTAACAGTTTACCAAAAGTACTGGAAACAAAAGAATATACGCAATTTGTTGATAAACCTTCAGCAGAAGTATTTGATTATAGAGAGAACGCTCAATCCAATACATTAGTATACGGTGACTACGAAGACACTAATGTACTTGTAAGGTTAATTGGTGTCACAAATCAAGCCGGTACAGTTACCGGTGCAGTTGCAGTTTCCGGCGCAAACACGTACTTAGTAGCTAAGAGTCCTAATAACTAACAGATGTATCAATAAGTATTTACCTCCTTCCATGTCCGTAGATTATCCAAATTTAATATTTCCTCACGAACTACCAACGGTACCAAGTTTATCTGGACAGGACCTAATTTATCTTGAACAACCAAACGGAGACGGTACATACACGTCATATGCTGTTTCGTTATCAGCATTATTTGGGTGGAGCGGTGCAAGTGGTGGTGGCGGTGGTGGTTCAGGTATTTCTGGCTTTAGTGGTTACAGTGGTTACTCCGGTGCGTCTGGCGCACCTGGTGGTACGTCAGGTTATTCTGGTTATAGTGGTACGCAAGGTATACAGGGTATACCAGGCATTCAAGGTATTTCTGGTTACTCGGGTTTCTCCGGTGCAGCTGGTTCGGATTATGTTTTCCCGTCAAACTTGACAGTATCTTTAGCTCCAGGTTATACATTTGGTCAATATAAAAACGGAGACGTTATACCTGCCTCAGGTTTAACTGTACAGCAAGTTATTAATTTAGCTATTAGTGGTGTGGTACCTACCCCGACACCTACACCGGTCGTCACTTATACACCGACTCCGGCCCCTACAAGTACGCCTACAGTAACTCCAACCCCTGTACCTACAAGTACACCTGTTCCAACAGCTACAGCTACTCCTACACCAACAGTTACACCAACACCTACTGTAACACCAACACCTACAGTAACTCATACTCCTGCTCCAACAGCTACCCCAACACCGACACCAACAGCTACTCCAACTCCAACACCTACTGGTATGGCTGGTGTAATATACTTTGGTCCTTCTGCAGCTGTACCAACTACTTCAAGCGATGTACAAGCCTTAAGTTCTACGTACACAAATGGCGCAAATCCATTCAATTTCTGGACAGGAACGACTTATAACAACTTTACAGTAGCTTTACCTGCTGCAAACAATTTAGTAACTATTATAGATGCAAATGCATTCTTTGTTGATTTGACAGATCACTTCAGCACTCAAAGCACGGTAAGCATAACAGTGGGTGGAACTCCTACTACCTATAACCTATATACTATGACGAACGCTATACCATATAGTCCTTCGCATAAACTATTAGTAACATTCTCGTAACATGGCATTAACTCCAGGCTTAGAAATTCCATTTGGTATACAACCAGTCAACCCGGTACCGGTTGATACGTGGTCAGGTCCTTATTATGGACCAAACGAAACCGCAGCAAAAGCAGCAGCTAATGCAGCAATACCTCAAGCAATAAGATTTCAATCATTACAGGTTCGTCTTATTATTGCAGGTGTGCCTTATATATACTGGTACGATACAGGTACGACAGATACTGACTTACACATATTTTCAACAGGTGGTGGTGGTACATCTGGTTACTCTGGTTATTCGGGTGTTAGTGGCTGGTCTGGTATATCTGGTTATTCAGGCTTTAACGCTAACAACCAATCTGTAACATATACAAATTCGTTTAGTGCAGGTCAAGCAATTTATAAAACAACAGGTGGTTACGATTTAGCTTTAGCAAACGATATTAATACTTCTGAAGTTATAGGGGTAGTACAATCTGCAAATAGTAGCGAATTCACATATGTTATTAATGGTTATATTTCAGGACTAACTGGTATTGAAGATGCTACATGTTATTACCTTTCAGACACAGTACCCGGTCAAATAACAACAGATGCTCCTACTGCAAGTGGTAGTGTCATTAAACCGGTATTAATTGGTACAGGTACAACAACTGGTGTGGTTGTTGAATTTCCTGGAGTAATAATTGGTAGTACAAACAATGGTACCAGTGGTTATTTAGCACGTTGGACTGGTGCCCATTCTTTAGGTAATAGTAGTATATTTGATAGCGGTCCAGATGTTATAATAGACGCCACCACAACTATTAATGGTGATTTTAATATTCTTGGCACATACCTTTTAAGTGGTGTACCGGTTTTCGATGGTGTTAGTGGTGTATCGGGTTATAGTGGTTATAGTGGTACAAATGGTACTAATGGTATAAGTGGTATGTCCGGTAAGAGTGGTTATAGTGGTTGGTCAGGTTATTCTGGTTCCGGTGTTTCAGGTTATAGCGGTTATTCAGGTATTTCTGGTTTTTCAGGCTTTAGTGGTTATTCCGGTATAAACGGTATAATAGGTGTAAATGGTACTTCCGGTTACTCTGGTATATCTGGTTACTCCGGTTATAGTGGTATAGATAGTTTAGGCTTCAACTATCGTGGTCAATATGACAACACTCAAACATATAGTATTAACGACATTGTTACTAACGGTCAAAATTTATATGTAGCTTTAGCTTCATCAACCAACCCAGGTATAGTTTTAACTAATACAGCTGTTTGGAATAAATCAGTTACAGGTACTTCAGGCTATTCTGGTTGGTCTGGTATATCCGGTTTTAGTGGTTTAGGTTTTTCAGGTAAGTCTGGTTACTCAGGTTATTCTGGTACTAACGGTACCAATGGTGCTTCTGGTTATAGCGGTATATCAGGTTACTCTGGTACTGCAGGTGCAAGCGGTATATCAGGTTATTCTGGTGCAGCAGGTACAGGAAGTGGATCTATTAACTATTCTGATGTTATAGTTGTAAGCACAAAAGCTGATAATTATTGGACTGCATATACATTAACTGGGAATGTTGAAGGGTTATATAGCAATTCGCCTTTAACGTTAAGTTCTCAAACTGTATACGGTAAACAGTTTAGTAGTGGTACTAAAACACTTATTGTAAATGATGGACCAATACACACTAATAGTACGTATGGTATAGTAGTTGAATTTCCTTCAAGCCCAAACGTGGGGGATGTTATTAGTGCTCCTTGTGTCACAATAACTAATATAGTTAGTGCCGGTTATTTTGTTCCGGGTACTGTATATACAATTGTAACACCTGGCGATACTAATTGGTCTTCTGTAGGTGCATCACAAAATTATTCAGGATTTACTTTTACAGCTACCAGTGCTGGTACGTGGGATCCAGGAGCTGGTACAGCTTCAACCCCGGCTGGAGTAGCTTACTTAATATTTAAACCAGCCTCAGGACAAGTAGCTGTACTACAATTCCAAGGTGGTGGTCAAGTATATCCATTTGGTCAAGGTGCTTCTTATATTGCAGCTTATGTTCCGCTCGGTGGACAATTTGGAGCTCAACCTATCACTTGGGTATATGCAGGGGTAATGGGTGGTGTACCGACTTGGTATCAAATGTACTTCTAATCTTAAGCTGTTCGGGATATATTTAGTTTAAAACTAAATTAAGGCTTTTTATAATAAATTATTAAAAAGCCCACTTAAAAGATATAAATAATTTGTAATAACCCAATAAATTTATGTCATTACCCAATCGAGGCGCTTTTTCTGCAGTTTATAATCCAATCGGTGTATCAGGTTTCTCTGGTTACTCTGGTTCCGGTGTGTCCGGTTATAGTGGCTGGTCTGGTGTATCTGGTATCTCAGGCTGGTCTGGTATCTCTGGCTATAGTGGCTGGAGCGGTATATCTGGCTTTAGCGGTACATCTGGTTACAGCGGTACATCAGGCTTTTCAGGCTGGAGCGGTATTTCTGGTTGGTCAGGTATTTCAGGCTGGTCTGGTTGGTCAGGTATTTCTGGCTTCAGCGGCTTCTCAGGTTGGTCTGGACAATCGGGTTATTCAGGCACATCTGGCTTCTCAGGCTTTAGTGGTATTTCAGGCTGGTCCGGTATTTCGGGCTTTAGCGGTACATCAGGCTGGAGTGGTATCTCTGGTTGGTCTGGCATAAGCGGTTGGTCAGGTATTTCTGGCTGGTCTGGTATAAGCGGTTATTCTGGTACATCAGGCTGGAGCGGTATTTCGGGTTATTCTGGTACGTCTGGCTTCTCAGGCTTTAGTGGTATCTCTGGTTGGTCAGGCATTTCTGGCTTCAGCGGTACGTCAGGCTGGTCCGGTATTTCCGGTTGGTCTGGTATTTCTGGTATTTCCGGTTGGTCTGGTATATCAGGCTTTAGCGGCTTTAGTGGTATTTCAGGCTTTAGCGGTACTTCAGGTTATTCTGGTACCTCAGGCTTCTCTGGTTGGTCAGGCATTTCTGGTTGGTCTGGTTATTCAGGCTACTCTGGTTGGTCTGGCGTAAGCGGTATTTCAGGTTGGTCTGGTATTAGTGGCTGGAGTGGTATCTCAGGCTGGTCTGGTATTTCAGGCTTCAGTGGTACGTCTGGCTTCTCAGGCTTTAGCGGTATTTCAGGCTTCTCTGGTTGGTCAGGCATTTCTGGCTTCTCTGGTTATAGCGGCGTAAGCGGTTGGTCAGGTATTTCTGGCTGGTCTGGTATTAGTGGCTTTAGCGGTATTAGCGGTTACTCCGGTTGGTCAGGTATTTCAGGTTGGTCTGGTATTTCAGGCTTCTCTGGTTACTCTGGTACAAATGGTACGTCAGTAACTATTATTGGTACAGTTCCTACAGTCGGAGTCGATCCTCAAACAACATTAAATACAGCTTACCCAAGCGCAGTTAATGGTAATGGTGTTATTGATGAAGCATCTGGCGATTTATGGGTATACGGTAATGGTGTATGGGCAAACGTTGGCCAAGTAAAAGGTGACTCAGGCTTCTCTGGTTGGTCTGGTATATCCGGTTGGTCCGGTATTTCAGGTTGGTCAGGTATTAGCGGCTGGTCTGGCTTTAGCGGTATTTCTGGCTGGTCTGGTATTAGTGGCTTTAGCGGTATTTCAGGCTATTCTGGTACATCAGGCTTTAGCGGCTTCTCTGGTATTAGTGGTTACAGCGGTTACTCTGGTACGTCTGGTTATAGCGGCTGGTCCGGTATTTCAGGTTGGTCAGGTATCTCTGGCTGGTCTGGTATTAGCGGTTTCTCTGGCACTTCGGGCTGGAGCGGTATTAGTGGCTTCTCAGGCTACTCCGGTATATCGGGCTTTAGCGGTACATCTGGCTATAGCGGTATTTCTGGTTGGTCAGGCTTTAGCGGTATTTCAGGTTGGAGCGGTATTTCAGGCTTCTCTGGTACCTCAGGTTGGTCTGGCATAAGCGGTTGGTCAGGTATTTCTGGCTACTCCGGTTGGTCTGGTATTAGCGGTTATAGCGGCTGGTCTGGTATTTCAGGCTTCTCTGGTACATCAGGCTACTCTGGTATTTCAGGTTGGTCAGGTATTTCTGGCTGGTCTGGTATTTCAGGCTTTAGCGGTACCTCAGGTTGGTCAGGCATTTCTGGCTTTAGTGGCTGGTCTGGTATTTCAGGCTGGTCTGGTTGGTCAGGTATTAGCGGTTATAGTGGCTGGTCTGGCATTAGCGGCTTCAGCGGTACTTCTGGCTACTCCGGTATTTCAGGTTGGTCAGGCTGGTCTGGTATATCCGGTTGGTCTGGCATAAGTGGCTGGTCCGGCTTTAGCGGTATTAGCGGTTGGTCAGGTATATCTGGTATTTCCGGTTACTCTGGCTGGTCTGGTATTTCAGGTTACTCTGGTATCAGTGGCTATAGCGGCTGGTCCGGTATTAGCGGTTGGTCAGGTATTTCTGGTTACTCAGGCTACTCTGGTTGGTCTGGTATCAGTGGTGCTGACGCAACATTACAATTAACAATTCCATATTCAAACGACTTTACACCTGGTACTGTAATTTACAGAGATCAGAGTGGTTCGTACCTACGTGCAAAAGCAGACAGTATTTCTACTGTTGATGCAATTGGTATCGTACAAGACGCAACAGGAAGTCAGTTTACAATCGTATACAACGGTCAAATTTCAAACCTCTCTGGTTTAACAGATGGTTACGGTTATTACCTATCTGATCAAACAGCTGGTGCATTAACAGATACAGCTCCTTCATTAAGTGGCTCGTTCATTAAGCCAATGTTAATCGCTACAAGCGATTCAACAGGTGTTGTAGTTGAATATCCAGCAACTCAAATCGGTTCTACAAACAACGGTACAAGCGGTTACCTTGCATTATGGACAAGTAATCAAACACTTGGTAATAGCTTAGTAACACAAGTAGGCAACACAATTCACTTTGACGGTAACTTCGAAGTTACAGGTACAATTTCAATGAGTGGCGCAAACTTGCAAGGCTACTCAGGCTATTCTGGTTACTCTGGCGCTAACGGTGCTTCTGCTTCGTCAGGTTATTCTGGTTATAGTGGTATAAGCGGGTACAGTGGTTATTCAGGTATTTCCGGTTACAGTGGTATCTCAGGTTATAGCGGATATATAGGTATATCAGGTTATAGCGGTATTTCAGGTTATTCTGGTATAAGTGGGTATTCTGGTATAAGTGGCTATAGTGGTATATCTGGTTGGTCCGGTTATAGTGGTATCTCAGGCTATAGCGGTATTAGCGGTTGGTCAGGTTACAGTGGCTATAGTGGTCCTCAAGGTGATCCTGGCGTACAAGGATTTGCTGGTAATGACGGTACTTCCGGCTTCTCAGGTTGGTCTGGTATTTCAGGCTACTCTGGTACTTCAGGCTTTAGCGGTTATAGTGGTACATCAGGTTACTCTGGTACATCTGGCTTCTCAGGCTTCTCTGGTACATCAGGTTATTCTGGTACATCAGGCTTTAGCGGTATTTCAGGCT